CTTTCGGTTGTGCTGATGACTGGAGTGTAGACAGGGTTGGACAGGGGTGTCAAGCCTTGGGGGCATCGAGAATCCCCGCTGCAATGAGCTTCTCGCGCACGTAGTCCAGGTCGTCTGGGCCAATGTCGGCAGTGAATGAGGAGGGGCGAGGGCCATACATGATCCAGTCGCGCCCGCCGAGGCGGTGGTCACATCGAACCTCTGTGCCGCGGAAGTAGCCGATCCCGCCTGAGCGCATGAGGCCGATGATGAAGTCGTCGAGCTCGTCGATGTCGTCGAAGGTGTAGGTCATGGTGTTCTCCTTGCTGCGTTGTGGTTAGGCGCGGCCGCAGAAGCGGTCGATCTTTGCGGCCCACTCCGGCCATGTCGGGTCGGAGGGGAGCCCCATGTGGGGCTTCCAGTAGTTGATGTACATGTTGGGGTCGATGCCGGCTGCGATGCAGGCGTACCCGAAGTCGTCACGGGTGACAGGCTTGCCAGTGTTGGGGTTGATGGCTGGGGCGGGGGAGTCTGCAGAGGGAGCCGGGGTGTCGAACTCGTCTTCCCAGCTGCCTGCGCGCAGCCAGGTGGCGGGGTAGGGGATGTACTGGGGTTCGGTTCCCTTGGCTTTCCATGCGGCCTTCTGGCGCTGGAGGCCGTCGAGGAGTTCCTTGGGGGTGACTCCGCGCTTCAGGGCTGCCTTGTACGCCTTCTCGGCGTCGAGCTTCTTGACTTTCTTGGGGTAGTGGGGCCACCACTCCGTGAAGCCGTCTGCGGGCTTCTCAGTGGGCTTGGCGGGCGCCTCGGGGGCAGGGGTGGCTGGCGCGGGTGCTGGCGCGCTCGCGGGCACCTCAGGGGTCTCCTCGCGGGCGTATCCGCGCTCAGCGTCTTCGCGGCGGCGCATAGCGGAGTCGTCCCAGCCGTCGATACGCCACGGGTGCCAAATGTAGAGGGTGGCGATCTTCTCATTGTTGCTGAAGCGCGGGACACGGGTGATGACGCCGAGCTCTTCGAGGATGTTGAGGGAGCTCTTTACGGCGGTCTTGCTGGCGCCGATGTCCCGAGCGAGCCCCTTGATGGAGGGCCAGGCGCAGAGCTGGTCGTTGTACTCGGGGTGGATGTTGACGCGGTTGGCGATGGCGATGGCTGTGAGGCGTCCGTTGCCCTTGACCTTCTCAGGGAGGTTGAGGGCTTGCATGATCGCAGTGAATGACATATACTGTCACTACCTTTCTTGTGTGTGGGGGCCAGCCTTGTGATGGGGGCTGGCCCCTTTGGGTTTTCAGATGGCGTAGGAGCCGTTGAGGAAGCCGTTGATGAGGTCTTCCTGGCCCTTGCCTGTGATGAGCGTGGTCACGGACTCAATGAGCCGCCCACCGGGCAGATGGATGGGTCGCACCTGGGGTCGGACGACCCCCTGCTCGATGCGACGCTGCGTGGGCTGGTTGCCGCAACGGCCAGCCCCCTTGGTGACCCACTGGTTGTCTCGGAGCCACTGATAGAGGCGCTTCTCACCGATGTTGACGCCGTGCGAGGCGAGGATGCGGGCGACGTCACGGACGAGGAGGTCTCCATCTCCGGCGGTGATGGCTTTGCCGAGGGTGGTTGCGGGCTTGTCGGCCTCGATCTGAGCTTCAGCGGCCTCAGCTCGGGCTGTGGCGGCCTCGATGGTCTTCTGTGCCTCGATGAGGGCGTAGGCCATGAGCTCAGGGCCAGTGAGCCACTTGCTGGGCTTGGTCTCGGCCTCGCGGGTGCGCACAGCGAAGTACGCCTGTGCTGCGGCAACCTCTTCCTTGTGTGGGTCGCCGTTCATGGCCACGAGGTAGCTGGCGAACCGGGAGAGGTGGTAGTCCTTCTGTGCTGGCCCACGGGAGGCGGAAACTTTCCCGGCTCTGGGAAAGTTTTCCTCAACGTTGGTGTTCTGGGCTTTGGCTGAGGTGATGGCTCGCTCAACAGCACCTTCGAAGCGCTCCCACTTCTGGTAGCCGAGGAGGGGCATGAGGTCTCGTGCAGACCAGTACTCGGTGCCGTCCTCGCGGACCTGTCGGATAGTGTCGAAGGGGGAGTTGGTGGGGACAACGATGTCAGTCATTTTTGGCTCCAATCTTGGCTTATCGGTCGTTGCGAGGCTCACTCTAGTACACAAAAACGACCCCCGCAAGCGAATGGAGCCCAAAGACTTGCGGGGGTCTACAACGACGCCTCTAGTGTACTTCATGGGGGCCGTACCTCCAAGGGGGTAGGTCGGATTCCGGCCTAGGGTAGGTCGGATTCCGGCCTAGGGTAGGTCGGATTCCGGCCATAGAACCAGTAACTTAACCAGTAACTTAACCTTCATACGCCCTTCGGGCTCGTGTGTGCGGCTCCGCTTCGCTCCGACCGTCGGACCGTTGGTCCTTGGTCGTCGCCCTGGCCTGTGGTCCAGTTGGTCCACGAGAGCAAGGACGAGGAGATGGTTCGTTGGCTAGTCACGTACCTGGCTCTAGTTGATCCTTGGTCGCCTGATCGAGTTGGAGCGTCCAGAGACACCTTCGTCGTCCTTGCCCTTCCTTGCTGTACCGAGACGGAACCTGACCTTGAAGGCTTCCTTGCTCTAGCGCCAAGCAGAGGGTTGGGTTGTGGTTACGTTGGGTTGATCGTCTCTAGTTGGTCAACACTCACCAAGAGTGCTCAGCGCCGCGGCGGGCGGCGGGGCGCTGGTGGCCCTGGAAGGGGTCCAGGAGGCTCTCTGACGGCCGAACGGGGGTGGGTGTGTGTGCTGACCTGGGTGGGGTCATGAACGGCCCTCAGGTTGGCTTGTACGGCTTCGGGCGCGCCTGGGGTGTCGAACTGTCCGGAGATTCCGGAGGGTTGCATCCACTTCGTTGTCGCGTGTATGCTGGTCGTGCTGATAGAGGCCCGCCGGATGGGTCGGAGTGAAGTTTCCTTTCCTTCTCCGTATGCCCGGCGGGCCTCGCCTTTACCTAGAGCCCCGTGTCGTGGTAGACTTCCGAGGTCAGCCACCGAAAGGATCAACCATGACCACCCCCGACACTGGCCGCCAGTTCCCGAAGTGCACTCACTGCGGCGAGCCCTACCGGCCCCCGCGCACCACGGCGAAGGAGTTCCCCGGCACTAAGCCCTACGGCGGTCGAGGAACCTGCAACCCCTGCTACCGAGAGCTCTTGCGAGGATGCACCCCCAAGGCGCTCATCGACTGGACGGTCGAGCACAAGTGCTCATCGTGCGGCCAGAAGATGCGCCCCCCGCGGAGCTCCGTGAAGGACTGGCCGGGTACGCGCCTCTACTCTGGGCAGGGGAGGTGCTCCACGTGCGCGAAGGAGGACCGGAAGGTCTATCCGACGGTCCGGGAGCTGGCTGAGATGGGTCACCCATGTATCGAGCCATGCCCTCTCCCGTCCAACAAGCGATCGAACATCTGGTGAAAGGAGCCCCTATGCTGTATCTGCTCGTCTGTGGTGACAAGTCAGCCCCCGAGGTTGATGTGATCCTATGCGACAATCATCCCGAGCGCACGAATGATGGAACCCTGATTTTCAGGAATGAGGGCCAGCAGGACATGTACGTCTACCCGGGCGACTATCTGTCGATCCAGCACGCCTACTTCGGCGGGAAGGGCGCTAAGCCGTCGTTCCTGTTCGACATCCGCGAGGGGTCGCCCTCGAATGAGGGCGTTTCCATAACCTACCCGGGTGATGTGCGATGAGCGCCGTGGAGAGGATTGCGTCTGTGCACGAGAAGGCGATGCTGGCTGCCATGGACTGTGCGGCGGACGAGCTGCGTGACGCCCTGAATGATGCTGACCAGTGTGGGGCATGGGATGTGCCTGCCCATAGGCGTGACGCCGATCAGGATGAGGCTGTTATCCGCACTCAGGAGGCGCAGGAGGCCCTTGAGGAGCAGTTGGAGATGTTCGTGGGTGACCGGTACGGCTTCGACTCTAGTGTCGCATTGGAGGTGCTGTGATGGATGACAACATCTCCAACCTGGCCGTGGACGCCTTCAAAGTGAAGCTTGGCCTACTTAAAGAGACGTGGATGGAGCTTCAGGACTGCGAGTCGTTGGAGCTTGGCGATCCGTTCATCGATGATGCGTGGCATGCGTACCTGTCTTCCCGCATTGACGCTGAGAATGCGATCACTGACCTCGCGCGGGAGCTGGCTGGCGTCTATGTTCTGGCCCAGATTTCGAATGTGCACGTTGGGGGAGTGGAATGATTGACGAGTTACTTGTGCGGTCGATGGCTTTTGGTGTGCAGGACTTGTTCTTGGCTGTCCGTCGCTTGGAGTCCTGCGGTCGCCAGGGCGTAGATGAGGATGTGTTGGATGAGGCGGAGGGTGAGTTTATCGATGCTCGCAACTCGCTTGAGAGAGTTATCGCCTCGGCTCTAATGACGTTCGGTGTGCGCGCCGACGTTGAACTGCATCGGATTAGTGTCGATGGCGTGGAGTAGGCAGTCTAGGCGCCGTAAGGAGCTCCCTAAGGACTGGGAGAAGATTAGGCGCGCGGTCCTCAAGAGGGATGGTGGTGTCTGCGTGTTCTGTGGGGCCAGGGCGAATCAGGTGGACCACATCTTCCCCGACGGACCCCATGTACCGGACAATCTGAGGAGCCTCTGCCAGCACTGCCATATGGCAAGGACGCAGCAGCAGTCCGTTGAAGCGCGAAAGAGGCGCTACAATCGAGGCAATAAGGCTCGAGGCCCACGGCCGAAGAGTAAGCACCCCGGCTACTTGTAGGAGACGACGATGGGAGTTAAGGGACCGATCCCGAAGCGCAGCACTGAAGGCCACCGCACTACCCAGGCGCGGAAGCTCGATGGTGGCGTGGAGCCTGTGAATGTGGTTGCGGAGCAGGTGAAGCCTCCTAAGCCTGACCCTGACTGGCACCCGATTGCGAAGAAGCTGTGGAAGGCTGTGGAGCAGTCCACGTTCACCCGCTACTACGAGCCGTCGGACTGGATCGTCCTCTACTCCGCCTGCGATGACCTGTCGAACTACAAGATGCAGGATCGGCGTTCCCCTACGATGCTGGCGGCGGTGAACACTATGCTCACCAGCCTCCTTCTCACCGAGGGGGATCGGCGTCGCGTGCAGATCGAGATTAACCGCGTGGATGAGTCTGAGGCTGAGTCGGCTGGTGTGGTTGCTCTCCAGGCTTGGGCGAAGGCGCGGGCTACGAAGTGACCGAGACGCTCCCCGCACCCCGGGAGCGAACAGATACGCTCCCCCTCGAGCTTCCTGAGCGGACGCTCGGGTATCACGCTGCCGCCTGGATGGTGGATAACCTTGTGCAGCCTAACGGGCCGCGCGCAGGCCAGCCGTTCATCCCGACGGACCGGCAGATCGAGTTCCTTGCTCATTTCTACGCCCTGACCCATAAGGGTTCCTTTGTGTACAGGCAGGGAATTAGAAGGTTAAGCAAGGGTTCCGGTAAAGCAAATGATCTGCGTCACAAAATCTTGACGACTGACGGATGGAAGACTATAGGGACCCTGTGTGAGGGTGATTACGTCTTCCACCCGTCAGGGAAGCCGACACGTGTAACGCAGCTGCACCCCGTGGGTCAGTGGGATACCTGGGAAGTAGAACTATCTGACGGAACAGCCCTAACTTGCTCCGGTGAGCACCTGTTCACCGTTGAGGAGTTCGTTGGAAAGTCGAAGCGAGTTCGTCGCACCCTTGACGTGCGCACCATGGCCCGCGAGGGGCGATTCAATCTCCGCCTCCCTGATGTCTCCAAGGAAGAGCTGCGCGCCCAAGGTGTCCCCGAAGAGGTGTTGGCGAGATTCCAGAATGGGCGAACCATCGTGGGGGCACGCAGAGTGCCTTCCGTGGATGCTCGCTGCATCACTGTGGCAGCCGAGGATGGCCTCTACCTGGTGGGAGAGACCATGGTCGTCACCCATAACTCCCCGTTCGCTGCCGCGCTGTGCCTGTTTGAGCTTCTTGGCCCCTGTCGGTTCGACGGGTTCGACCGTCATGAGCCGTTCGGTGTGCGTGCGAAGCCAATGAGCATGCCTCTCGTGCAGATCGTAGCTACATCGGAAAGCCAAACCGCCAATACTATCCGCATGGTCAGGGCGTTCTGTCAGAAGAAGGGTCCCTTAGCTCGGAAGTATGACCTCGAGGTGGCGAAGACGTTCATTGAGACGCCGGGCGGGGGGAAGCTTCAGCAGATGACGTCCTCCGCCCACTCGATGGAGGGTGGTGAGGTGTCCTTCGTTGTGGGGGATGAGCTTGAGCACTGGCTGCCCGCGCAGGGCGGGCCTGCCATGCTGGAGACGATTCAGCAGAACGCCGCGAAGATGGGTGGCCGGTTCATGGGCACCTGCAACGCGTGGGTGCCTGGCGAGCAGTCGTCGGCTGAGGCGATCTTTGAGGCGTGGTGCGATCAGGAGGATGGTCTCACGCGCGGTAAGACGAAGATCCTCTACGATGCGCGTATCGCGCCCCCGAACACGGTTTTAACGGACGAGCCGGAGGAGGGGCAGGTTGGGCTCACGAAGGCCCTGGAGTACGTGTATGAGGACTGCCCGTGGGTGAATCTGGAGTCGATCAAGGAGCAGATTTGGTCGCCGGAGTACCCGGAGTCTCGGTCGATCAGGTTCTTCCTGAACCGCCCGAACGCGGCTGAGGCTTCCTGGATCACCTTGGAGGAGTGGACGCAGCTCCGTAAGCCGGACCGGAAGGTGGAGCCGGGGGAGCGGATCGTCATGTTCTTCGATGGCTCCAAGTCCAACGACCACACCGCTCTCGTGGGGTGCTGCATGGAGGATGGGCATATCTTCAAGATCGGGCACTGGAAGCCTGAGAAGCCCCTCGGTGTGGTGAATGTGGCCGCCGTGGATGCTGGGGTCAGGAAGGCGTTCGACACCTACAATGTGGTCGCGTTCTGGGCTGACGTGCGCGAGTGGGAGTCGTTCACCCGTACTGCGTGGCCTGAGGACTTCGGCGATCGCCTGATCGTTCCTGCGGTGCGTGGGGGCATGTCTGCGTCCCCTATTGCGTGGGATATGCGGTCGCACGCTTACCAGTTCGCTGAGGCGGCGGAGACGGCGTTCACGGAGATTCAGCAGCAGACGTTCACTCACGATGGCGACTCTGCCTTGGGTGAGCATGTGTCGAACTGCCGCGTGAACGAGTTCAAGGGACGCTGGTCGGTGAAGAAGGAGTCCCCGAAGTCCTCTAAGAAGATCGACCTCGCCGTGTGTATGATTGGCGCTAGAATGCTGTATAGGCATGTGAAGAACTCGAAGGAGTGGGCGGACCTGACTGCTCCGCGAGGTGAGTGGAAGGTGTTCATGTGAGCTTCCAGAAGATGATCTCTAAGTTCGCGTCGGGCGCCTACCGCCCCGTCACCTATGAGGGCTACTATGAGGGTAAGCGGCGCCTTGATGCGGTGGGCATTAGCCTGCCTGCGAAGGCGCGTGTCCTGGAGATTCAGGCCCCGTTCGCTAAGATGGCGGTGGATGTCCTCACCGAGATTCTGATCCCCGACGGGTACCGTGTTGCGGATGACGACAAGATGAGTGTGGTTGACCTGCTGCGGAAGACGTGGCAGGCGAACGACATGGATTCCCAGTTCAACCTTGCTGCAGCTGAGGCAATAAGCGCCGGTGCCGCCTACTGGGTGATCGCCCCACCGGATGACGAGCATGAGTTCGCCTCGATCCGCGCAGTGGATGCGAAGCACGCCCGCGTGCGCATCAACTTCCGTGGCGAGGTCGTGGAGGGTGTCGTCCTCTATCGCCGTGACGACGGAAACGTGGGGGCCACCTACTACACGCCTGACGGCGTGGAGTTCTACGTCAAGGGCAAGTACGACTGGAAGAGCGTCGGCCAGGGGCGTCAGGACCAGTGGGGGGCGTCCATCGTCCCCATGTTCAACCGTGCTCGCCTGTCCGACAAGTATGGGCGCTCCGATCTGCGTGAGCTCACCTCCGTCATCGACGCCGCCTCTAGGACGCTCACGAACCTCCAGGTGGCTCAGGAGGTCGCTTCCTCCCCGCTGCGCGCCGTCGTGGGCGATGGTGCTTTGGACATGATTTCCCAGTATCCCGAGAAGATGCAGGTGTACATGGGTAACCTGATCGCCATCCCCTCCGGAGGTGACATCAAGCAGCTCACCGGTATGGCGCTGGACCCGTTCATCAGCGCGTATCGCTCTTACGCCCTCCAATTGTCCGCCATGACCGGCATTCCGCCATCGATGATGGGCGTCTCCTCGGATAACAACCCGACCAGCGCGGAGGCCCTGCGAGTGGCGAAGGACCGCCTGATCGCCCGCGCGGAGAACAAGCAGCGCCAGTTCAGTGATGCTCTCGAGAGGGTTGGACGGATCGTGGCGCAGGCAAATGGGATGCCCCTGGATGGGCTGGAGGCCCTTGAGGTGACGTGGCGTGACGCCGCCGCTCCGTCTACCTCGGCGCAGATGGCGAACGCCCTCCAGGCCCATAGTCAGGGCATTATCGGTGATGAGACTGCCCGCGAGTTCCTTCACCTCACCCCTGAGCAGTTGCGCCGCGAGAAGGCTCGTGGCGACAAGATGGACGCCGACGCGGGCCTGGACATGCCTGAGGCGCCAGAGGTACCTGAGGACTCTGAGGAGGCCCCTAAGAGTGAGTGAGGCCCTCTTCTACAGCATCCTGCGTGGCATCGTCATGCTGTTCCGCCGGCGCGCCGAGGATGCCCTCAAAGCGCTCGATGGGCTCCCTGAGCCGCCCCCGGTGGAGCATGTGGGGGACCTCCTGACTCCACTCATGTGGCAGGCCAGGAAGCAGGCGTGGGCTGCGGCCGCCCTGTTCCTGCGTGGGCAGGCTCGCAAGGCTGGGGTGCCTGAGTCGTGGATTCCCCCCCAGCCCGGGTACTCGCCGAAGACGATCGCCCGCACGATTCGTGGCACTCAGGGTGCACTGAAGTCTCCGGAGGGGATGCGGCGCCTTGAGCGGTCCCTGGAGGGGCATGTGCTGGCCGCTGCGCGCCGAACGGTGGCCGATGCGGTGGACACTGCGCCTTCATCCATTGAGCTCATTGAGGGGGCCCTGGATGACCTAGCAAAGGACCTCGAGGGGTTCTCCGAGACGACACAGAAGGCGATCGTCGAGGACGTGGAGAAGGTCGAGTCCCGCCGCCGCCCACGCATGACGCTGGATGAGGCGTTCGAGAAGGTCGCTGACAGGGTGGAGGAGGCTGTTCGTACCCTCTATGAGGAGGAGCTCGTTAAGGAGCGCCATCGCAGTATGAAGGTGTTCTCGGCTGTGCCGGACAAGTACCGCCGCAATTCCCGTGGCGAGTTGATCGCACGCCCCTTCGCTTTCGCCCGCGTGACTCACCCCAACAAGAATGGCCCCTGCGGTTTCTGTGCGATGCTCGCCTCCCGTGGCCCGGTATACAAGACGTCGGAGTCGGCGGGCATTCGGGCGGATAGGTACCACGATCGATGTTTCTGTACGTGTGTTCCGGTTTTCACCTCCAAACACTGGGAAGGGAAGGAACAGCAGGCCGAATACGAACGTGTGTACAATGAGGTTGTGCGCGACCAGGACCTTCACGGAGCGGATGCGCGCCGAGCAATGGACAAGTACTTCCGGGAGAAACTGAAGGAGCGCAAATGAGCGACACCCCCGCGCCTGAGCCCTCCGTCGTTGAAGAGACTGACGGACCTATCTCAACTACCGACTACCCCATTGAGCACACCGAGGAGACCACGGATGAGGCTCTTGCGAAGGACGAGGAGACTCCTACGGAGGAGGCGCCGAAGGATGATGCGGAAACTCCTGCGGATGAGGTGAGCGAACTGCGCGCCCAGCTGGCCGCCCTCACTGAGAAGCTCGAAGCCAAGGAGGCCGCCGAGCGTGCCGCCGCCGAGCTCTCCGAGAAGGAGGGCCTCCTCTCCAAGGCCAACATCCCGGCCCGCTTCGCCTCATTCATCACCGGCGACAAAGACTCGTGGCAGGAGCAGGTAGACGCCCTCGCCACGCTGCGCGAGCAGGCAGACGCTACGCCCGCGCCTTCAGTCCCCCGCGACCCTGCGGTGGATGCAGACCTTGAGACCGAGGATGACGGCCTGAGCGAGGCGCTCGGGTTCTTCGGCCTCGCAGACCAGTAAGGAGGGCTAATGCCTGCACCTGCGTACAACCCCGACAACGAAGCCAAGATCGAGACCGTATCCAAGATTCTCGGCGCTAACGCCGGGAACGAGGCCGCGTTTCCCAAGACCGTCGTAAAGGGCATCTGGGACAACGCCATGAATGGCTCTGTCGTTCAGTCCCTCGCCGGTAGCGTCCCGGTCTCCATCAACGGTACCGCCATCCCGATCCCGGTCGGCCAGCCCACCGCTGGTATCGTCCAGGAGGGTGGCCTGAAGCCGGTCGCCACCCTGTCCAGCAAGGTCAAGACCGTCACCCCCGTCAAGGCCGCCGTGATGATCCTCTACTCGGAGGAGACCGCTAAGGCCGACCCGCTGGGCGAGTACTCGCGTATTCAGCGCGCCCTCGGTGAGGCCATTGCTCGCGCCATCGACACCGCCGTCATCCACGGCATCGACGCGAACACCGGCACCGCTATCACCGGGAAGGAGGCCCTGACCTCCACCACGAAGGTGCAGGAGCTGGACCTGGCCTCCACCGCTACCGGCTACTTCACCAAGCAGCTGTCCGCCGCCTACGACAAGGTTGTGCTGGACGACGCTGACGAGTCTGAGTTCGGTTTCGACCACTTCCTCCTGGCCCCGAAGTTCCGCAGCAACCTGGTGAACGCCCTGGATGCTCAGGGTCGCCCGCTCTACCAGCAGGCCCCCGACATCACCGCGAAGTTCGGCACTGTCCTGGGTGTCCCCGCCACCTACTCTCGTGCCGTCTCCGGCTACGAGAAGGCCAAGGTTCCGGCCGCGAAGCTCCTCGGTATCGGCGGCGACTTCAAGGACGCTCTGCGTCTCGGCTTCGTTGAGACCATCACCTACCGTAAGGCGACCGAGCGCGCCGGTGGTGTGGACCTCTTCGACCGCAACATGGGTGCGATCCTCGCTGAGGCCCAGTTCGGTTGGGTTCTGCGTGACCCGCGCGCGTTCGTGAAGATCACCAGCAAGTGACCCGGGTGGTGGCCGCTGGTTTCGACTGGCGGCCACCCCGTGGCCTGGATTCCTGAGGAGGTGGAGAAGTGACGGTAGCAACACTGGATGATGTTCAGGGGTCGCTTATGCGGTACCTGGAGGATGATGAGAAGGTCTGGGTGCAGGCTCTTCTGGATAGGGCTGAGGCCCTGATTCTGTCGCGCATGCCTGACGCCGTGAACCGGTGTCGCGTCGACTACAACTTCTCCATCATCGTGCGGATGGTGGAGGCCGAGTCGGTCTCCCGTGTCCTCAGGGCGCCTGGCGGCGGCCTCTACAAGTATGAGACCGAGGGCACGTACACCTATTCGGTGAATCAGGCTGTCGCGTCCGGCATTCTGGAGATCACCGATCGTGACTGGCGGGCCCTTCAGGCTGGCACGTCCGGCTGGGGTGTGGCTGGCGCTGAGATGGATGGGTATGCGCGGCGCACGCACCTGCTGGGCGCCATTGAGGGGCCGTTGACGGTGGACCCGACCTATCTGCGTGGCCCTTCGGCCCTTGACTTCGCTGGCGACCACCCTGTCTATGATGAGGATGAGGTGACACTGTGGTAGGGTTCCGGCCCCGCCGCGGGCGCTACCTGGAGAACGGCCCTCACGTGGTGGAGGTGACGCTCGCCGTCGTCAAGGAGGGCCGCACTGGGCGCCGGTTCGAGCGGGGGGAGACCTTCGTGGTCGACAAGGTACTGGTGCAGCCGTCCGCAGGTAACGCCCTGAAGGCTACCGAGAACCGCGTCATTCGCGGTGGCCTCACGGATGAGACTACACTGAAGGTGTTCGGCACTGGCAGGAAGTGGCCGGGTGGTCCGCACTCGTGGGTGAAGATCATCAAGGGTCCCGAGTCGCTGGTTGGGAAGACGTTCCAGCAGGCGGGAGAGCCGCTCACCTATGATGCCTCCCCGATGACTCGCCACTGGTCTGTGCGTTGTGACACGCTCGGAACGGAGTCCCGATGATCGAGGTCTACGACACTGAGAGCGTCCATGAGGACATTGCTGCCGTGGTGGCGCGTCAGCCTGAGTTCGCTGCCGCCGCCGCAAAGGTGTTCGCAGAGATTGAGGCTTCCGCTGCTGCGCACATGCAGACCGGAGAGCAGGTTGCATCCTTCAGCCTGAAGCAGGGGAAGGTTGACTGGACCATCTCCCCCTCCACTGACCATGACGCCGCCCTGGAGTTCGGGCACTACGTGTATCAGGATGCCCAGGGGCGTCGCTCGGGCCGCCAAGGGGCCCGCTATCGCACGTGGGTTCCTGGCACTTATATTATGCGTAGTGTCGTAAGCGCACATGGGGGGTTCTAGTGGCTTACGTGAATCCTCTTCCGTTCATCTACCGGTATGTGCGTGATGCTGCTGCCGCTGGCGCTGCGGAGTGGCCGATCCTCTCTCGGATCGTGTGGCGCACCCACGGTGACGTGGATGACCCGATGAATGAGCTCGTGTGCCGCGTCCAGATGACAATCTCGCGTGTCCACCCGTCTGGGCCGACGTTCGCCGCCACCCAGATCAGGGCACGCCTGTACATGACCGGGCCTGATGGGGATGAGGTGTCCGACGCCTCTGACGCGCTCGTGCAGGCCATTGAGAAAGCTTGGAGGTCAGGCATGGAGACCTCCGAAGGCTGGGCCACCTACCTCGAGTGGACCCAGCTGCCCACGCCGGAAACGGACATGGGAACCACTGCCGACTACATCAACATGGTTTCGTCCCTTCAGGTGACGGCCAGGAAGGGAGCCTGATGGCTAACCTCGGAAACAGCAAGATTCAGATCGCGGGCCGTGGGCACGTCTACTACGCTGCCCCTGACACGGAGGCCCCCAACCTCGACGGCTACACCTTCGGTGACGGCACCACCCTGGAGGCGAACGGCTGGACCTGGCTGGGCGACACCTCCAGTGAGAACCTGATTGAGTTCGAGTCCGACGGTGGAGACACCTCCACGAAGCGGACCTGGGACCGTCAGGGCGTCCGCTCCACCCGCGAGGACGTCACCAACAAGGTCACCATCAACGCCGTCAACCTCGGCGAGGACGTCATGAAGGTGGCGTTCCCCGGCTCCACCTACGACGCCACCAAGCGCGCCTGGGACATCGAGCTGGATGCCTCCAGTGAGCGCGCCATTCTCGTTGTCGTCGAGGACGGCCGTATCGTCTCCGGCTACCTGTTCCGCCGCGTCTCCCTGGCCGGTAACATGCCGTCCCTGAGCTTGGACAACTTCACTGAGGTCAAGATCGCGGGCACGCTCCTGTCTCCCAACTCGGGTAAGACTCGCGTCCAGATGCTCGAGCCTCGCACCGTCACCGGTATCGGTACCGCCAAGCCGACCATCACCACCCTGACCCCCGCCTCCGGCGCGGTCGGTGCGAAGGTCGTCATCGCGGGAACCAACTTCGATGGTGTCCGGGAGGTGAAGTTCGGCAACGTGGTCGCCACGTTCGAGAAGGACTCCTCCACCCAGATCACCACCTACGTGCCTCGCGGCGTGAACACGGGGGCGCAGAACGTGATCGTCACGAACAACGTTGCCGCCTCCGACGGCAAGCAGTTCACCGTCAACTGACGGCAGATATACTAGGGGCGCCGCCATGTAGGGGTGTGTGGCGGCGCCCCTTCCAACACCCCATCACCCCACTGGAAGGAATCTCTCATGGCTACCAAGAAGGCCGACAAGCTGCCCCCGTTCTCCTCTCTCCCGGGACATGAGCTGCTGGCTCCCCCGCATTCACTGCGGCCCTCTAAGCGGATGCGACTCACGTCCGTCCTGGAGCCGTTCATGGGCGACAACACGGATGGAGTGAACCTCCTGGCTGTCCTCGCTGACGTCATGGAGGCCCTCGAGGATGGCGGATTCATCAACGACCTGGATGCCTGGGACAAGTTCTATGACGACTCCAACATGGAGGACATCATCAACCTGGTTATGGCTTACGCGGGGGAAGCCGCAGGCGCCAAGAACTAGATGACTTTTTCGAGAGGCACCCGGACGCGGCGGCGGACTTCTGGGCCCTGTACCGGATTGACGTCCACGGCGATTATCGGGTGTCTCTCGTAAGTCAGCTTCTTGAGCGCCTACCGCATGAGCCCTGGAGTCTGTATCGGGCGAACGAACTGGGTGGAGATCAGTGGTTCGGTTACTCGCATGACTCGGAGAGGTTGAATGAGGCGCTGGATAGGTTGGCGCTGCTGATTAAGGCGTCCGCCACCAATAAGGCGTCGCTGAAGGACTCGGAGATGATGCCGAGGCCCTCGAAGGGTAATTCAGGGTCGGTGGTATCATCGAGTGACACGGCTGGGGTTTCTGCCCTGTTTGCAGCTCTGGGGTAAGGAAGGTTAGGGATGGCCGGTAAGGGAACAGTTGGTAAGCTTTCCGTTAAGGTCGTCCCTGACCTTTCTGACTTCGCTAAGAAGCTTCGCCGCGACCTGAAGCGAATCCAGAAGCAGGTTAAGGACCTTGACCTCACCTTCAATGCGGAGGTGAAGCTCGACAAGGAGTCCCTTAAGAAGGCCCGCGAGGAGGCCGCTAAGTCGGACGTCCGCTTCAAGGCTGAGGTGGACCTTAAGTCGGGCCAGCTGGAGGCTCTTCGGAAGAAGATTCAGCAGATCAAGTCCGAGGTGAAGGTTAACGCGAACCTCTCCGAGGAGCAGAAGAAGAAGCTTGAGGAGAGGCTCGACAATATCCGCACGGCGGTCACCCTGTCTATACGTCCAGGTGATCTCGCTAAGTTGAAGCGGGATGTTGAGCGTGCCGCAGGCGATGCCAAGGCCGGCCTGACGGTGAACGAGAGGTCGTTCCGCCAGTTCCAGGCCCGCCTGAATAAGCTGAAGGCCGACGTGTCTATCGGCGTGAAGCTCGACCCTGGCGCCACTGCGGAGCTGCGGAAGCGCATCGAGGCCCTCAAGGCTGACGTGGATGTGCACGCGAAGCTCTCCGAGGAGCAGAAGAAGAAGATCAAGCACGAGCTGAACAAGCTCGATGGCAAGGCCACCATCAACGCCGACCTTGATGACGGGAAGGCCCGCTTCGACCTTAGGCGCCTCACCCACCCTCGGTGGGTGGACATCAACGTGCGCCTCGGCAGGGCGTCCGCGGCGCGCGTAGCGGCCCAACTGAAGGCTCTCGCGGGCGGTAACGTCTTCGAGTCGATTGGCCGTAACCTGAACGACTTCCTGAAGAACCTGGATACGGCTGCGGTGAAGATGGGCGCCGTGTCGACCTTGATTGGTAGCGCGATCTCGGTGGTCGGTTCCGGCCTGGGCGTGTTCTCGTCCTTGGCTGTGGGGATCGCTAAGTCCACCCCGGCGCTCTTGGCGCTACCCGGCATCTTCGGAGCGGCCGCCGCTGGCGCCGGTGTCCTGATCGCCGCCTTGAAGGACGCGAAGACTGTCCTCGAGGACCTTGGTCCCGCGTTCACGAACCTTCAGACTCAAATCTCGGGCGCCTACTGGGAGCAGGCTGCTCAGCCGATCCGCGACTTCGCCAACATCGCCCTCCAGGAGCTGTCCCCGGCGCTCCAGTCGATCGCCTCCAACCTGGGGTCCATGACAGCCGCCATCGCTGGCGCGGCCACAGGGCACATTGCTGGGTTCCATGAGTCCCTCATGTACCTGTCTCAGGCTCTAGCGATCGGCTCCACGGGGGCTAAGTCGTTCACGAACGGCATCCTCACCATGGGTGAGGTGGGGGCGAAGTTCCTGCCTAGCATCGCCCAGTGGGCCAACAACCTGGCCGCCTCGTTTGAGCAGTGGGCGTCCAAGGCGGCCGCGTCCGGGCAGATGGAGGCGTCGATCCGTCGCGCCGCGCAGGCGTTCGGCACCCTCAAGGACATTACGGTCGACCTGGCCGGGATCATTGGCGGCCTGTTCAAGGCTATGGCGAACGGGTCTGCCCCGATTGACTCCATTGCTGATGCGCTGGACAAGGCGAACAAGGCCGTGAATGGGCCCCTGTTCCAGGCGACTCTCACGAACTTGTTCTCCTCCATGGGGCGGGCCGCCAGCTCGGCGTTCCAGGGTGTGGGTAAGCTCGGCGAGGCGTTCGTTTCTCTCGAGCCGACCCTCGGCGTGGTGCTTCCCCTGATTGGTGAGACGCTCCGCACTGCGCTCACTGGGCTCGCTACGGCCCTCGAGAATCCGGCGTTCCAGGATGGGCTGGCGAACTTCTTCAACAGCCTCCTCGTAGCGGTTCAGGCGCTCGCTCCGGCTATGCCGTCATTGGGTGAGGCGTTCGGCGCTATCGCCACTGTCGCGGGCACTCTGCTTGAGGCTATCGCCCCTCTGGTGGCGCAGCTGGTTGAGGGGTTGGCTCCGATCTTCCAGCAGTTGGTTCCGATCCTCGTCCCGGTCATCGAGCAGCTGGGGGCGGCCCTCCTGCCGGTGATTCAGGCGCTCGTCCCGGTGATCTCGGAGATCATCGCCCAGTTGGCCCCGCTCATTGCTGAGTATCTTCCGCAGGTTCTGCCGCCGATCGTGTCGCTGGTGCAGACTCTGGCGGCCGCCCTGATCCCGGCGATCCAGTTGGTGGGGCAGACACTCCAGTGGCTCATGCCGCTCGCCATGAACATCTGGAACACGCTCGTGGCGGTCATCACGGGCGCCATTCAGGCCATCAAGGGCATCCTCCAAACGGTGATGGCCTTGATTAAGGGTGACTGGTCTGGTGCCTGGAACGGCATTAAGGCTATTGGTGAGGGTGTCTGGAACATTATTGCTGGCTTAATCAAGATTTTCGGCAGCAATATTGAGAACTACACGCGTGCTTCCTGGAATGCGGTCTGGAATGCGATCAAGGGCGTATGGAATTCGATCACCTCGACGGTCTCCAGTGCTATCAGCTGGGTTGGGAACATTATCAGTAGCGGCTGGTCGTACGTCAGTAGTATCACATCCTCCATGTGGAGCGGCATTGTGAGTACCGTGTCCAGCTGGGTTAACAACATGCTGAACACGGTTCGTAACATCCCGAACAGCATCATGAATGTGTTCGCGAACGCAGGGTCGTGGCTGATTAGCGCTGGTAGGAACGTTATACAGGGATTCCTTAACGGCATCAACTCCATGTTCGGCGCAGTGAAGAACAAGCTGTCGTCCCTGACCTCATACCTCCCTTCATGGAAGGGGCCCGCCCCGGTTGACCGTGTGATTCTGAAGGATGCTGGCCAGCTGGTCATGCAGGGATTCATCAACGGCCTCGAGTCCCAATACGGGGCTGTGCGTAAGTCCCTCCAGGGGTTCACAGAGGACCTCCAGAACGATGTGGCCCCACACATTGCGGCGTCCGTATCTACGTCGTTCGAGAAGGTGAAGCCTTCCAAGGACCGCCTCAACTCGATCGCCAGCTCCACGCTCCAGGGCAGCCAGGGGCAGCGCCCCGGAGGTTCGGTGACGATCGTGAACAACTACCCGCAGGCGCAACGCGACTCGAAGACCCGCGACGACGTGGCGGACGGCATCCGCCTCGCCGCGAGCATCTAGGATGGTGGCATGAGCAGTGAATACTCCCTGAATGGGGTTGACCTTGACCAGCCGGGGAAGTGGCGAGTCATGGAGGGGACTCTCCTCCCTGCGGTCCCTTCTCCGCGCCTCGAGTCCACGGACGTACCGTTCCGTAGCGGCATCATTGACGGGGCGGGCCTGAAGGTCGGCACGTTCAAGGTGACGGTTGCTTTCATGGTTGAGGGTGTGGGCCGGGCGGACCTGGACCGCAACTTCCAGGCGCTCATGGCTCGCCTGAGGGCCTCAAACAAGCTGGCCACCCTCCAACACCACCCTGCGGGCACTAGCCCCAGGGAGGCTCTCGTGCGGCTCGTGAGCGTGTCTCAGCCGTCCTGGCGGTACGGAGAATGGGCGATCGACACTACCGTCATCTTCGAGGCGGTGGAGGGTGTCTGGCGTGACACCACAACCATTGAGACCCACCTGGATGACCTGTCGAGGCTCGCCGGTGGGGCTGCCCCCATCTCCGATGCGACCCTGAAGCTCAAGCCGACAGCCAACACGGTCACCATCAAGGACGTAACCTCCGGCACCAGCCTCACCTGGCGGGGCACCATGGAGTCCGACCAGAGGCTCCTCATCGACGTCGGCAAGTACTCTGCCTGGCGGCAGGTGTCCGAACGCTGGCACCCTATACAGGGTGCATTCAATGCGTCCGCCGAGATCAGCATGTCCCCCGAGGGGCTACAGCTCACCCCCAACCATGAGGGCAAGATCATCCTCCAGGTCACCGGCGCCACCGGGGCTATTCAGGCTAGGAGGGCCTACTGATGCGCCGCGAATACTTCCCCGGCATGCAGCTGCGCGCCGTCGCCTACGAGGTGCAGGGCGCGAAGATCGGGGTCGTGCCAGACATCCTGGAGATGACGGTCACCACCCCCAGAGGGAAGGCCCCCACCCTGTCCATGACCTACGCGCCGGGACCGAACGCCATTCGCGGTAGCGTCCTCGAGCGCGAGGTCGAGGTGGCTGTGGAGGCCACCTTCAACGGGGCGGACTGGGAGGAGCTCCCCGACGCCCGGTTCGTCACCCAGAAGACTGAGCACAACCTCGTCAGCGACGGCACCGATTCCCGCAAGGTGACCGCCATTCACGTCAGCGACTACCTGAAGGAAGCTCTTGTCTGGTCCGTCCCTGTCGAGTCGAAGGACAAGGACGGTAAGTTCAAGTTCCTGTCCCGCAACGCGGGGGTAATCATCAGCACAGTCTGGCAGAATGCCGTAAAGCGCGGCTGGGGTGCGGGTCTCACCTTGGATGCCAACACCGTGAAGGACTCCGCCAATCAGGACTGGGCGAAGATCGTCACCCTCTACTTCGACCCCACGATCAGCCTCCTCCAGATCGTAGACTCCCTCCGTGACCTCGGCATGATAGACACGGTGTGGCAGGGCCGCACCTTCAAGGTGTACAACGCGGACACCACCCAGGCTCGGGACCTGACGGCCTCGAAGCGGTGGCCCCTCGCAACCACACTCACGGGCGCCCCCGAGGCTGCGACCTGGGCTGACATGTGTACCGATGTCCTCGTGAAGGGCGAGGGTGGTCGCACGTGGCTCATCCACAACGACCTGGCCCCCCGCAGCATGCGCCGCGTCGAGAAGGTCGTGGAGGCCGGTGGCGTGGAGCTGGAGGCCACTGCCCGCATGGTCGCCGAGGCTACCCTCAAGTCTGGGGCGCATGTCAGCGAGGAGATTAAGCGCGAGTGGGCCGCCACCGATGTGCACCTCCTCCCGTGGGTTGACTACCGGCTCGGGGACTGGATCATGGTGGAGCGCGCCGAGGGTATGGAGCGCCTGCAGGTAGCCCAGATCAGCGTCACTCAGAAGGACGGGATGGTCGTTGGGCACACCACCTTCGGGACAGTCCTGGATAGCCTCCTGGGGCGCCTGACGAAGCGCACGAAGGGCATCGTGGGGCTCGCCTCCACGTCAGGCAGCGGCGTTCGCCCCAGCCAGCCGACAAGCAAGTACTGGCCCCTCCCCCCTCAGGGCCTGACGGGCTCTAGTCGCGCCGTCACCAACTCAGAGGGGTGGGTACGCGCCCTCGTGGACCTCCAGTGGGGGCGCGTCGAGACCGACACCCTCGGCAACGCTGTCGATGTGGTCTCCTATGAGGTGTCGTGGCAGTTGGCCATGTTTGGGACGAGCATCGCCGGGTCTATGGTTGTGCGTGGCGCGGACGTCACTAAGGCCACCGTGGGGCCTCTGCTCCCTGGGACGGAGTACCGGTTCTCGGTTCGTGCGCAGAGCGCTAACGCCACTGGCGCTTGGTCGCAGCCGTTGATCTTGACTACCGAGTCCGACAGGGAGGCGCCGCCAGTCCCTTCTCTCCCGGTCCTGTCGCAGTCTCTCGGCGTGCTCCAGGTGTGGTGGGACTACACGGGCCAGAACGGGCAGAGCATGCCGGCCGACTTCGCTGGCGTTGAGGTGTCTGTGCAGCACCCTGGGCGCCCTCCGGCGAAGTTCGCGGACATGATTACCCCCATGCAGCGCACCGCTATTGCGGGCCTGGAGATCAGGGACTACGAGGTGTGTCTGCGCGCCTACGACCGGGCCGGCAACAAGTCCGAGTGGGGCCCCAAGGCGACCATCACTCTCGAGCAGTCCATTGACACGAACGCGATCGTCAGATCTGTTGAGGAGAAGATCGCAGCCAGCGACGTGCTTCAGCGCGCCGCCCGCGCCGAAGCATTGAAGGAGACGCAGAAGCTCTCTGAGGCTATGACGCAGGTTGCGGTATCCTTGGTGGAGACAGGGCCATACCCGCCAGACAAGGGTGTTGTTGACAAGTCGCAGTGGGTGTCTCCGGATGCTCGCGTGTTCACGTTGAGGAAGAAGGGAGACTGACATGCCGTATCAGGGCAATGTGTGGAAGGATGGCCCGGATGGGCGCACCCCCATTACGGCGGCGAAGCTCACCAAGATGGAGGATGGTATCACCTCTGCGCAGCTGGAGGCGGAGAGGGCGTCTGAGTCCGCGGGCGTGGCTCGCGGGGCACTCCAGAGCGTCAACAACTCCTACCTGTCTATCGTGGATGCGATTGTCCCCATTGGAGCAGTGCTCCCCTTCTATGGGTCTCGGCCACCGAAGAACTGGCTCTTGTGCTACGGGCAGGAAGTGAGTCGCACCGACTATAAGGCACTGTTTGACGTGATCGGAACCGTCGCCGGTAGTGGCAATGGTTCCACCACGTTCAACATCCCCGACCTCAAGGGCAAGGTCATCTATGGTCAGGGGAGTACTGATGCGCTCGTCACTGGCTCGACCGTCGGCGAGACCCACCACACGCTCACCGTTAACGAGATGCCGTCTCACGGCCACGAGCTCGTTGACTCCAACAACCAGAACTCGAACTGGCGGGCCGGTAAAGCGAATACCGACATTGGGTGGAATGACGCATCCGGTAATGGCTACACCTACGCCATGTCCACAGGCACAACAGTGGCCGATCGTCGCCCCTACGCGAAGAACGTTGGTGGCGGCCAGCCATTCCCCATCCGCCCCCGCGGTTCGGTCGCCTCCATGATTATCCGCGCGAAGTGAGGTGAACTGTGGCCGAGATTAAGGACGAGTACATCCAGTGGCCTGGACCGGCCACGTTTCCTGCCGAGACCACGTTCCCGGCTTATGACCGCTCTGCCGACGGGAACACGACCGTCCACTCCCACAAGGGCTGGGAGTGGGTTGAGTCCGACAACCCGTTCCAGAAGGCTGCCGCCTCGCTCGCACAGTCCACGATCGAAGCATCTATTCGCCGTATGCGCACCGCCTTCGGCAAGGTCTTCTATCAGAAGGGGAACTCCACCGATAAGCCCGACTTCCCGGGGGAGACCTATGGCGACACGGCTCGCATTCAGGACCCCTCCACACTCGATATCGTGGCGGAGTGGAAGTGGAACGGCTCCGACTGGGAGCGCGCCCGCGTCTCCGGTGAGCAGATCAGCAACCTCGACGTGGGGCGCCTGACCGCCGGCTCAGCGGCCATCAACGACCTCGCAGCTAGGCGCATTGCTGGAGACATCGGCAAGTTCCTCCAGCTCACCACAGACCAGCTTACTGTCACCGGTAATGCGTCATTCGTTGACCTCACGGCGAAGCACGTCTGGACGCGTATCATCAACGCCCGCAGTGGCGAGTTCGAGAAGATCAAAGCCGGGATGCTGGCCGCCAACTCGGTGACGGCAGACAATCTGCGCGCCGGGGCCATTGACGGCCAAGTCATCACGGGCGCATCCATCCAAACGGACCGCCAGAACAATCGTGGGTTGAAGATTGACAACAATGGGATGCGCGCCTACTCCTCCAGTGGGTGGAAGTCGCTTGATATTAATGCCCACACTGGTGAAATCTCCATCAGCGGCAGGATTGGGCGTCGAGACTCGTGGTCTGAGTGCTACTTCAATGACCTAGTATGGGCGCAGACTGGCACCGATGTCGCTCGGTCTGGGGCGAAGATCGGGTGTGGTCTGGCGTTCAACTCACTGGAGGATGACTGGGAGGATGGCGCACTATTCATCCAGAAGGACGCCAATACTGGCGAGCCCTCGATCACTCTTCAGTCGGCCGCCAGGAAGGGCGCTGAATCCAGGCCGTCCCTCATTCTGGGCACTCAGCAGGTGTCGATCACTGTTGGGCCTAATGGCGACTGGGGGTCGTTGGCTATCAGCAAGTACGGCTTCTCATCCAAAATCAACTCCTCGTCATTTACCTTCAACGATTCCGGTATCTCCTACCGGAAGACAAACGACAACAACTTCGCCTACTTAGGCTTGGGACGGGACTTCCTCAGCTTCGCCACGCTGGGGAACAAGAACACCGGAATGTGGGCGACCTCCAATGGATTGGAGGTCGCTTGGAGACTTAACCCCCACATCTACCTGGATAACTCCGGCATCCAGATGACTGGCAACAAGAAGTTCATCATGCCGGTCCCGAGGCTGACCAAGGAGAGGGGCATGTGGCTGTCTCACTCCTGTACCGAGTCCCCCTACGACGGCATCGAGTACTGGGAGAACCTCACGCTCGACGAGGGCGGTCACGCCTCGTGGGCGCTCCCGGACTATGTGCCTCGGATCGCCTCGCCCAAGGCTCCCTGGGTCGTCTTCGCCTCGGGCACCGCCTCCGCGGCGCTGGACAGGTCCAATCCCGACGAGTGGGTGGTCCGCGTCTCCGGCGATCCTGGCGCAGCCGTGGACGTCCTGGTCAAGGGTGCCCGCATGGTCGATTTTGGAGACGTGGACGCAGCTGGCGAGCCGGTACTCCAGGACCACTCCAGGATGTCCAGATGGAGTCTGCCACCAGACCTCAACGGAGGTGGGGCCCCCGGCGGGGGTGATCCGGCCTCAGAGGATGACATGGCTCTGCCGGGCACGTACTATGGCCCTGCCCCTAAACCAGCAGATTGGAGAGACGCCGATGGAACCGCAGAGTAGTCAGGTAGACGCACTCGCTGTGATTGACGCATTGACACTGGAGGTTGCTGCGCTCACGAAGCGCGCGGTGATCGCCGAAGCGAGGGTGATTGACCTCGAGAACAAGATGAAGGAGAGTAAGTGACGGTTCAGTCTGTGGCGGCGCGTATCGCCCGCCGAATCTGCGACCAGGAGAACGTCGGGTACAGTCAGCCCGATCGGCGCACCTGGTACGCCAACGCCAACTGGGAGGGGCATGTGTCCTCGCCGCAGAACGCTGACTGCTCCAGCCTCGTCTGCGGAGCCATCTGCTACGGCATCCATGACACCTATGGGGCCAGCTGGGGGCACGCCGCCCTCCCCGAGATTAATGACCACTGGACGGGCAATATGCGCCCCGGCCTGGAGGCTCGCGGCTTCAATGAGGTCCCGTGGAACGACTCCGACCTCACCCCCGCTGGCGGGTTCCGTGTCGGTGACGTGATCCTGTCTGCCGCGAACGAGGGCGGCAGGGGGCACGTGGTCATCGCCGTTGAGGATGGTGGCGACCCTCTCGTTTCTGAAGCCTGGATCGCTGAGGATGGGAGCATCGACGGCTACCTCGGCGACCAGACCGGGGGGGAGACGCGTACCGTCCGCTACTCCAGTCATCCGCACACCCAGTCTGGGGCGTGGACCAGCTGTCACCGTTTCGATGAGGGGAAGTTCCTCCAGCAGTGGCCCGAGTTCCGTAAGGGGCAGGCCGCTCAGGCTAAGCCTGCGCCAGCGCCTACTGCCGCCCCTGCTGGCCCGGCGCACGCGCACGGTATCGACATCTCCAGCCACCAGTCTGGGCTGAACGTGGCCGCCCTGTGGGCCGACTTCGTGATCGTGAAAGCGACTGAAGACAATGACTATGTGAACCCGTACATGGGTTCGCAGGCCAATTCCACCCTCGGGGCCTCGAAGCGGCTCGGCTTCTACCACTTCGCCCGCCCTGGGGATGCTCAGGAGCAGGCCCGCTACTTCGTGGATGCTGTGCGCGGTTACCTTGGTAAGGCGACTCTCTGGCTTGACTGGGAGGCGAACGCGGTCGAGCAGGGGCCTGGCTGGGCGAAGACCTTCCTCGATGCCGTGAAGGGGATGACCGGCTCCACGCCCGGCATCTACATGAACGGCAGTGCCGTGAACGGCTACGACTGGTCGGCAGTGGCCCGCGAGTACCCCCTCTGGTACGCGGGCGGCCCCGACTACTCGGACTACGGCGCCTCCTACAGCGACCCGGCCGTCCCGTCGGTCTCGTACTGGGGCTCCCCGCTGATCCACCAGTACACGGAGGACGGCCGCCTGCCCGGCTACAACGGGACCCTCGACCTGAACCGGCTCCGCGACCGAGCCACCTGGGATCGCATGATCGGCGGAGGTCAGGTCATCTCCGGCGCCCCCACCCCCGTCGCTACGGCTGGAGCTCTCGAGGTGGATGGCGAGTATGGGCCTGCCACGGTGCAGCGCCTCATCGAGGTCTTCGCACCCGGCTACAACGAGCTGTATGCCGTCGCCAACCTCCGCCGCTACCTCAACAAGACTGTACCTGAGCACTCCCAGAAGATGCTCACTGGATCAGGGAAGCTGGCCGAGGATCGAGGCTGGGACTCCCATTGCGTGAGGGTCTTCCAGTACTGGGCGTGGTGCTGGGTGAAGCCAGTCGCGCCAGACATGTGGAACCGGTTCGCTGACGGCTGGTCCTTCGGTGACTACGTGGACGGGGAGCCCGGTGAGGCGACCTGGGCGGCGCTCCAGGAGGCCCTGAACCGTTCCCGGTCGGGAAGCTTCCGGCTTATGTGACCTCGTTTGACGCAATGTAAACTAGGGGGTGGGGCGGAAGTCCTGCCCCCTAGTTGTTTCCGAAAGGGGTGAGTGCATGAGCATTTACGCTCGCGCCTCATTCTGGTCTGGCGTCTTCGACCGCGCCGTGAAGACCTTCGCCCAGTCCCTGCTCGCCACCTTCGTTGTGGGCGTCGGAATTCTCGACATTGACTGGAAGGGCGCTCTCGGTATCGCCGCGACCGCCGTCCTGGCCAGTGTCCTGACCTCCCTCGCTGACGCGAAGGAGACCGACAAGGCTATCGCCACTGCCCCCGTCGAGTACACTCCTCGCCACGCGGGCTGAGTGACCATGCAGCCAGTAGAGAGCGTCTTGCCGATAGGGCAAATCCTCACATCTTCTGATCTCATTGCGGCCACAGTCGCCCTGCTGGCTGCACTGGTCGCCCGCCTCGCAAGTAGGATTAAGAGGCAGCAGGAACGTAATGATGAGCGCTTTGAACGCATGAGTGTTCATGTCGCGCGTGCCGCTGACGCTGCCGAATCTGCATCCGAGGGGGTGCATAACAACCACTCCACGAACCTGCGAGACGACCTGGATATGCGCTTCGATGACCTGACTTCTAAGATGGATGCCCTCACTGAGGTTGTGGGGGCACTCAGGGACAGTGTTAGTGAGCAGTCCCACAGGCTTCGGAGTTTGGAGGGGCAGGTTGAGGGGGTCAGGAATGATGCCCGCACTGACAGAGCTCATCTTTACGACGAGGTATCCAGCCTGCATGATCGTATTGATAGAGTGAAGGTTGTAAAGACTCAGCGTCGGGGGAACTCATGACCCAGGGGTATGCGCGCATCACAGGTAAGGTGGTCGGCCCCGAGGGGCTAGGCCGCATGGGGAGTGTCGAGTTCACTCCCCTACCCCAGTACAAGGGCGTCGAGGTGGACTCCACCAACGCCCTCATTGCGCACTATGCGGCCGGTAGGCTACGCCCTGATGGCATCATGGTCGATCATGCTGGTAATCCTGGCCTGCATATTGCTGCACCATTTTCGCTCCCCGACAAGGAGTGCAACTACCGTGTGTGCGTGAACATCCCCGGCGACACTGGCCTGACGCGCTGCATCAACGCGCGCATCATCGCAGGGACCGAGGTTGACCTCGTAGACATCTTCTCCGGCCGCGCCGTGGAGGACCCGTCCGACCGTGACGGGCGACGCGTCCGAGACATTGGCGATGGGACCCTGGAAGCAATCAACGCCCCCGACGTGATCGAGGTTGGGGATGGAGTACTCGCATGGAGGACGAATGACTAATCTGACGTGGTATAGCACGGAGAAGGCTGACCGGACCTTCGCCACTAAGGTAGAGCTGGAGCAGTTGCGTAAGGCGACTGAGGGGCGCACTCCTGACGTGTCTGCACTGGCGACGAAGGAGGAGGTGACTCGCGGGGACGACTCGCTGTCTTCACGTATTGAGGCGGTGAAGGCCACCGCTGACGGCGCCCTCCCTAAGGCGGAGGCCGCCTCCACATATGCTACGAAGGAGGAGGCGCTGGCATCGGAGCGGAAGCTCGGCGAGCGCATCGACTCCATGTCCACCACGGCCGCCACGAAGGCGGAGCTCACCCAGTACGCCACCAGCAAGGCCGTGGCTGACGCCTACGCCACCAAGGAGTCGCTCGGCGGCTACCTCAAGGCGGAGGATGCCGCCTCCACGTATGCGACCAAGGCGGCCCTAGCTCAGGCACAGCTGGGCGGCGGTGGGCAGGCTGCACCCGACTTGTCGGGTTTCGCCACGAAGACGGAGATGCGGCAGGCTGACGATGCCCTGGGTGTGAAGATCGAGGGAGTGAAGTCCACCGCCAATGCCGCCCTCCCGAAGACTGAGGCATCCTCAACGTACGCAACGAAGAGTGCCCTCGAGGCCGTGAAGGGGTCCATCCCCACAGTCCCCGACACCTCCAGGTTCATCACCGGCGAGGTTGCGGACGGCAAGTATGCCCGCAAGACGGACCTCGGCCAGTACGTGACCGCCTCCACGGCGGACAGCAAGTACGCCACCCAGGCGGCACTCTCCGACTACCTCACCACAGCGTCTGCGGCCGGCACGTACTCCACCAAAACGCAGGTTGCGGCCATGGGCGACAGCATCCGCAACGCCAGGGCTATCGCCGATGCCGCCCTCCCGAAGGCCGAGGCGGCCTCAACCTACGCGACGAAGGCTGAGCTCAGCCAGGCCCAGGGGGGCGGGAAGGTAGACCTGTCCTCCTACCTCACCAGGGTTGAGGCACAGTCCACCTATGTGTCGAATGAGAACCTCTATCGAGAACTGGAGCAGAAGGCTGGCCTGGCGGCCGTCAGCGCTGTCGACAGCCGCGTGGACGCGATGGCTAAGACCATCACTCCCTTCAAGCCCGGAGAGCGCTACTACTCGCCAGTGACCTACTTCTGGCCTGACTACTACGAGGACGGCAAGCCCGGCAAGACCTCGAAATGGGCCAGCATCCTGAAGTTCGCGGGCTCCCTCGGTATCGTCATCCTGAACCGGAACAGCGGCAACTGGGATGAGTTCAACGTTGACTTCAAGAAGCAGGCCGAGCTGGCGCTCGCGGCTGGGGCGAAGCGTGCCGTGTTCTATGTGAAGACCCAGTACCTCGCGGCCACCCTCCCTGCGGGCGACCCGGGCCGCAACAACATCCCGGACGTCGACAAGTACACCGAGGCGTACATCCTCTCCCAGATCGACAAGGCCAAGACCCAGTACGGGGACGTCTGCCAGGGCGTGTTCCTCGACGAGGCCATCAACGGGTGGGGCGATCAGGCTGGACGCATCCCCGCCTACAAGAGCCTGATCGACAAGATCAGGGCCAAGTATGGCAAGGAGTTCCTCATCGTCATCAACTCGGGGTCGAACATCTCCGAGGACATGTGCAAGCTCGACTTCGACGTGTGCATGATGTTCGAGAAGGATGCAGCCGCATTCCTGGTCGAGGACCCCGGGACCCCGATCCTCCCGGACCACATGAAGGCATACCCGTCGACCCGCTGGTGGGCTGTCGTACACGGCGTCACCTCCGAGAACTACCGGAGCGTGTTCGACAAGGCCGACAAGCTTGGCATCGCCCACCTGTACATCACGGACGGGCAGTTGCGCGAGGACCCGCAGCAGGGCGGCCAGTGGGAGCCGGTAGGTAACCCCTACGCGAACCCGCCGTCGCAGCATATCCTCGACCTTGTGGTGCCGTGGTTGAAGGGGTACCTGCCGTTGAAGCTTGAGGTGGAGGAGTTGCGTACGCGGCCCAGGGTGCTTTCGCTCGGTAAGCGTGAGGCTATCCCGGCGGGTACTCCGGCGGGTACGATCATCGTCAGGAAGGACGCATAGTGGCAGATAGCATCTTCCCGGTTCTGGGGGCGTGGTGGCGCAGTAAGGGCGTCCGGAAGGGTGACGGGGCGACCCTCCCTGAGGGCGCGTCCACCACCCCCTACGACAGTGCAGCGATGCCTGTAGGGTCACGTAAGTTCACGTTCGAGATCGACTACCAGGATGCCGCAGCCGCCAGCATTGACCTGCGCGCGAACTGGTTCAACGACCGCAAGGTCAAGGTCAACGGCCCGTTCGATATCGCTAATGTCGCGCTCCCACAGGGGCAGACGAAGGTGGTGGCGGAGGTTGAGCTCCCCGCGAGCACGGCCCCCCGGTGGCTGCCGTCGATCGCTGTCCCGGCCGGTTCTGGTGATGCGGCTATCTCGTCCTTGAAGATCTACGAGACGCCCGTCAAGGCGCAGCCGGTGTTCGTGTGGGATGGGGCGCGCGAGGTGGCCGCCACGATCACCGTGTGGGATGGCGCCCGTGAGGTGCCCGCAAGTATCGAGTTCCAGGCGTAAGGAGACGCATGTCGGAAGAGAAGCAGGGCCAGTGCCTGCCGTCGCAGGTGACCATCAACATTGGCGCGTCGGGGGTGAAGGTCAACGACGGTGCGCCCCAGGTTGACGTCTCCAAGTTGGCTACGAAGGAGGAGGTGGCCGGGAAGGCAACGAAGGCTGACGCCGATGCCGTCAACGTGAAGGTTGAGCAGGTTCGCACGGTAGCCGGTAAGGCCGCAGCGGATGCTGTGGAGGCCAAAGTGGTTGCAGGTAAGGCGCTCACGAAGGAGGCCGCCGATGCCGCCTACGCCACGAAGGCCCAGGTGGCCGCAATGGGTGACAGCATCCGTGCCACTCGATCGGCGGCGGAGCAGACGAAGGCCGACGGGGAGGCTACGAAGCGGATCGCTGAGCACGCTGAGGAGCTGACGCAGCAGCTGGCCCGGAACCTGGCTGTCTTCCCCCGCGTGCTGCGCCTGGATAAGGGGGAGCCCGCCCCGTCGGACATTCCCCTCGGGACGATCATCGTCCGCCCCGAGTCCCCCATCTCAACAAGCCCCGACCTGTTCCCCCCGATCAGTGAGTGGCCGAAGATCAACGCCGCCGAGACTGGGGATGGCGTACGCCTGGACTTCCAGCACCAGATTCTCTCCACCGGACTCGATCAGCTGCGCCCCTCGGCCGGGAAGTGGCACATGACTCTCCGCTACTCGTTCCCGGGCGGGAACTTCGGCGAGGAGACCGGGCAGGCGAACCTGTACACGGTGCGCCGCTTCCAAGAGGAGGGGCACCCGGCCCAGGCCGACACTGGCTCGAAGATCACCACCCTGGAGGTTCGCAAGGGCGAGCATCAGGTGCTTGAGCTCGACATTGAGCCCAAGAAGGTGGATGAGAAGCTGGGTGACGAGTGGGGCGTCTGGCTGGAGGCGCCGATCCCAACTCTCTATGTCCACGACCTCGTGATTCGCAAGGTCGCCTGAGGGTAGAACAAGGCCCCCGCTTGTAATCGACGTGATACAAGCGGGGGCCTTGTGTTATCTCACCAGAGGTGATGCAGCTTCCAGTTCCAGCCGCTCAGGGCCTTGCCGAGTGTGGCATCCCAATACCAGCGCATACTCACCTCCTGTCTATGAGTAGAGTTCCCAGGATGAAGCGTTCCCGTCCCGAGCCTCGAAGGTGAGGATAGCTGGCCGGGTCGAGTCGCCGGACAGGTTCGTCCACCAGTCTGAGCCGCGGTCAGCGGAGGGGCAGGAGATGATCCAGCGGGCGTCCCCGGCCTGACTTACGGCGAAGTTGTGCCAGTGCCCGTGGACGAGGATTCTGGCATCGTAGAGGCCACTCCTGCGCCCGAACGCGAGGTCCCTGAACCATCCCGGCACCTTGGACTGTTGGCCCGCCAGGTGGCCGTGAGTGAAGCCAATGCGGGTGCCGTCAGCAGCGTCCACGGTGACGGCCTCCTCCCATTTCTCGGGACGATGGAAGGTGACGTGCTCGTAGCCTGGGCTCCCGGCGACGATGTCCTCGATGTTCTTGGAGATCATGATCCCGAAGTCATCATCGGGGGCGTTGGCGCGACTGTTCTTGCTGGGCCCGGTGCGGACGGCGCAGTGGTTGGACGGGACGGCTACGTAGTAGAGAGAGGAGCATAGAGGGGCGAGGGCCCGGAGGGCTTCAGCGTAGAGGCGCTGCACGGTCCTGATCTGGTCGGTCAGGCTGAGATCGTTGGTCTGCGCCTGGCTGGCGACGTTCCAGAACCCCTCCGTGGAGTCGCCCACGTCGGCGAGGATGATGCGCTTGTATGGGTCCCTGAAGCGAATGTCGTCCGCGATGTCGCGGATAGCTCTACGGACTAGGCGGATCGTGTCCTCCGTGCCGCCTCCCTGAGCGACCTTCCCGCATTGAAAGTCCGCCAGGCAGACCACAAGGGTGTCCTCATCGTCCTTTACGATCGGGGCCGGCTTCGGCAGGAGAGGCTCCCGGAAGACAGGCTCCAGGTCGTCGTAGGACAACGACTTGGCCTCGGCCATCTCGACGGCGCCGGGCCGCCAGGTGATCTTCTCGTAGGAGCCGTCGGGTAGGCGGATCGTCTTCCCGCGCTGCAAGATAGCGTCCACGGGGACGTCGTTGAAGAAGTGGTCATGGTTGAGGTCGGGGGCGCCTCGCCTCTTCAGTTTGGCGCGGTGGCGTCGGACGGACGCTTCGGAGGTGCTGAACTTCTCGGCGAGTTCCACGTTGGTGAGGCGCTGGTTCTCGGGGAGAAGGTCATTCTCGATGATTGCTTCATCAAGGGGGGTCATTGGTGTCTTGTCTTTCTTTCCAGAGTATGGCAACGGCCCGGGGAGACTTCATGGTCAATCCCCGGGCCGTTCACCTATCCCACATCCAGCGGAGTCACTCACCGGAATGGTTGTAGTCTAGCGCCCCAACGAGCGCCTTGCAAGGACTAACTGAGACGTATGCTGTCCTGTAACCTTGCCGCCTCCACTTCCATGCGAGGTAGCGGGCGAGGGGCTTCCAGGTGCAGCGCGCGTCAATGTATCGCCACTTCTTGGTCACTTCTTCCTCCTGCACGCTCCGCAGATGGCGGTCTCCGCTCCGACTTTCCAGCCGAGGGTCCTGGCTGTGGTCTTGATGGTTGATTCGACTGCCACCCACGGCTTGGTGTGCGGGTGCGCCTGCTCGATGCGGGCGATGCCACACTGGGCGCATTCGATGCGGGCGATCCACTGGGTGCCGTGGAGCTTGATGTCTACCATGTGTACCTTTCTAGCTGGGCCATGCGCGCATCATCCATGCCTGAGCCTTGCTGATTTCCGTGTTTGTGGCCGCCCATTGTTCGTAGTGTTCGGCGCCTGGGCCGCCGTAGGTGGGGTGTGTTGTGGCTTCTACCTCGTCGAGGATGAGCCAGCAGTCTGGGCAGTACCGGAGGGACCAGTGGTAGGCGCCATCCTTCCAAACGTCCCTCCGGTACATGAGCCCTTGCCTGATTGTGGTGAAGCAGGCGTCGCAGATGACCTGCCCCCTGGAGTGGGGGTGTGTCGTCTTGCGTTTGAGATGCACGTCAGAATGGTGCGCCAGCCTGCGCCCAGGGGTCGCCCTGCTGGCCGCCCTTGGGGGCGTTGAATCCTGTCTGCTTCTGGCTGTTGCGGCGAGGGATGACACCGCGGAAGCGGGGGAACTTCACTTCCAGGCTGGTGCGTCGCTGGCCGTCGTTGCCGTCCCATCCGCGCTGGATGAGGAGGCCGGTCACGGTGACCTTGTCGCCCTTCTTGAGGGTGTCGGCGAGGTGGCCGTGCTGTTCACCCCAGAAGAAGGCGGTCACCCAGAGGGGGTCGCCATCATCCTCCCAGGAACCATCCTGGGTCTTGCGGGATGCGGTGGCTGCGATGCGGAGCTCGGTGATCTGCTGCCCAGACTGCGTGTACTTGACCTCAGGGTCCTGACCGAGGTTGCCTTCGACGGTGATGTCACATGCCATGGTTAGTTTGCCTTTCGGATGGGGGAGAAGAGCTTCTTAATGTCCTCTTCGAGGACGCGGATGGTCGGGTCTCCGAGGAAGCGGAAGGTGGGCACCTTGTGCTTCCGGATGTGTCGGTCGAGTGTTCGGCGGGTGATGCCGTGCATGTGGGCCGCCTCATTCTTACTGAGATAGCCGGGGATGGTTTTCATTGGTTTCCTTTCAGGAGTCTGGTGAGGTCTCCGAGTGTCATTGTAGCCCATTGCTGGCCAGGCTTGGCAACTCCGTGTCGCTTGTGGACAACGATGCCGACGAGGGCGCCCGCGTTCTCAGCTTCAACCCGGGCTTCGCGCGTCCACTTCGGCAGGTCCATGCGTGCCACATCCTTGCATTCGATGACGATCTTGCGGGCGCCCATGCGGACGTTGGCGATGTCGCCCTTATCCTTGGCCCCGGCCTTGGGGGCGCGGTCGATCCTGTCGTCAGCCAACTCCTCGGCGAGGTAGTCGGCGACCACTCTTTCGAACCGCGCCCCGGCGGCCTTGGCGCTCTTACGAGTCCTCGCCACGAATACCGCCTAGATGGGTAGCAGCTCGGTTCTCATCTCTCACGTTCTCGTAAGCCGTCCTCCAGCCCTGAGCTGAAGTAAGGAGTCGCGCATTCTCCATGGCGAGCACCTCGCACTGGCCGCCCTTATAGACTGCGTACACGAGCGCCGCGAACGCGATCAGTAGCGTAACCGTGAGCATAGCGGTCATGACTTCTCCTTGGGGCTGTAGGCAATGGTGTACGGACCCCATACCTTAGCGAGGCGCTCCTCCTGCAGCCCATAGGCACATATCCAGTAAGTGGTGCCGCGTTGCCAGGAGTCGCCCTGGCAGTCGATTACAATGGTGCCGGGTGGCAGTTCGCTACCGTCGCCGGTATATTCGCGCGAGCGAGAGCTCTCACACTCTTCGAGGGGGGAATTATGTCGCTCCGCCCCCACACCCTTATCGCGGGCCTCGGCCTCTAGGTCGCCGATGTGCTTTAAGAGAAAGATGACGTCATGCACGGGCGTATCCTGGGGCAATTCGCTAGGTCGATACCCCTCGCCCCGCTCCCAGTTGTCCACTCGGGCCCGAATCCGCTCTAGGCGGTCCTGGATGTCCTTATCGTCAGTGCTCATTTCATCTCCTTCTGATTGTGGTAGGGGCAGATTGTCTCCGGGTGGGGGCCATCATCGATGATCCAACCCCAATCTGATGCCAGGTCGCGCAGTGTGGACATGTCGGCGCGTTCACGACGCACATCCTGTGGGCCTGGGGTGAATTTGATGCGGTTACTGCATGCGGGCCAGTCGCACGTGATGGCCGCGTATGTGTACGTGATCTCACCTATGTCAAGCACTCTCTGCCTCCTTCGTCGTTGAGCTTGTAGGTCCTTCCATCCCAGTAGGCGACCGGGATGCTTTCAGGGTTGGCTACGAACTGGGGCACGTTAAACCCCGTGCGCCGCGCCTCATCCCTGTTCTGCTCGATGTGCCCGTGACAGCCCCGCACCCCATCCCCACAAAGGAGGATAAGGTTGCTGGGGCTGTTCGTGTTGGGGGCCTTACTGCCCCCCATGCCGCGAGCCCTCCTGTGCTGGATGCTCATGGGGCCATTACCGGCATGCCTGCCGCAGCGAGCACACCGGTAACCGTCCCTCTCGTACACGAGCTCCCTTGTTTCCTGGGAGGGCCCTGTTTTCCTGGGAGCCCCCTTTCTACACATCCCCACCCTCGATTTCGAGGAGGCTGATGTCGCCTATGGAGATGAGGTCGCGGATAGCCTCCTCCTGGGCTGTTGAGATTCGCACCGAGATGCGCGGGTCACCCTGAACGACCTCTACCCCGTCGGGGACCTCCCCGGTCTGTTTGATGAACCCATCCAGGGCGGCCGTGGCGGTGAACCATGGGGCGGGTACCTTGTGTACGGCGTCTGGCTTGTTCCACTCGAGCCAGGCCACGAGGGCCTTCTCGTCTACCACCTGGTAGCGGGGCTGTGGTGCGCTTACGCTCACCGTACCGACCTGGAGGCCGTCGATCATGGGCTTGGATGTGTCGCCCGGGGCCATGTACTCCTCAAGTTCCTTGAGGGCCTTCTTCTTCTCCTGGGAGGCCACCTTGGCGACGTGTGCCGCGATGGCCGCCCTGCGGAGTGCGTTCTCTTTGCTCACTGGACCTTCCCCGCCCCGTAGTTCTGCGCCAGCCATGCCCTGAGCATGTCTGGGTTGGCCTTGCCGCCTGCCGCGAAGTACTCCTCACGGACCTTGTCGCCGTCCAGCTGATGGGTGGAGCAGAATCCATCAAGGATCATGCCGCACTGCTCGGCCGCCGTTCTCTTGGGAACCCCCTGTTCCGCTGGGATGGGGGTATTCCGCTGGGAACCCCCTGTTCCGCTGGGAGCCCCCCTCTCGAAGGACTCGCTATCTGGGTCGGGCTCGTCCGTGGGGATGGTGAGCGCCTGCAGCAGGAACGTCCTGTAGGCGACACTCATCGCCTTGGCGATCGCCTTGTCACCGAAGTCCATAGCCTCGGCCGCGACCTTCCCGTGGATGCTGTCACCGGAGGGCCCGTAGACCCGGTAGGTGACCTTGACGACCACCTCTGCGGTCTGCTTGCCGTTCGCTGTGGTCCCGTTGGTTCGATGTACGTCAACATCTTCGGGGAGGATGGTCACTCTGTGCTTGCGGAGTGCGGGCCCTACAGCGTTCATTACCGCGTCGATGCCACGGAAGTTGAATCGCTGTGCCTGGTTCTTGCTGTCCTTCCTGACTGCCTGAACGTCCGCCATCACATTGCTTAGCGCCTGGTGAACTGTCAGCTGTTCTGTCATCTGTGTTCCTTTCTTGGGAGGCCCCTATTCTCTTGGGAGGCCCCTATTCTCTTGGGAGGCCCCTATCTGGGAACCTACTTCGTGGAAGCCACCAGAGACCCAACGGCCATGATCGCGTTCCCCATCGTCGCAACATAATGGGGCACACCGCCGGCGGTCACGGCGATCCTGCCCCCGACCGGAGCAATGGTGATGGTCTCCGATTCTGCCGTGGTGATGCTGTACACGTCACCGACGCGCCGCACCTTCAAGCGCTGATCGAACGCGGTAACGCGACCCCGCACGGAGTCATGATGGTTATGGGCGTTCGCCTCAGCTAGCGTGTCCGCGATGACGACCTCATCGCATTCGACGTACCCCCAGAACCGATCGGACTGGCTGGGCTTGCGGACCGTCCACCAATCGGGGGTGAGCTCTGCCGCTGTGGCACCGAGCACCACAGTGTGACCCATAGGCGTGGGGGCTACGTGCATACGCGCGTGTGGCCACATTTGGGCCAGCTGGTGGGCTACGTCCGTGGCGTCAATATGTGTGGTCATGGTGAGTGTTCCTTCCGTGTGTGGGGTTAGTGCTGCCAGACGTATCTGGCGGGGTCGAATGGCTCGAGCACGTACAGCCATGCCGATAGGCGCTTGAGCTCGGTGCCGAGTAGGCGAGTGTCACCATCCTCGAGGTGCCACCATGGGCCATGCTTGACCCATCGCTCATGTAGATCGTTGTAGACGGCGGCCCCGTCGGGCATGCGCCGCATGTCAGCGTGCGTGATGAGTCGATGCTCTAGGGGCGTGTCAGCTGGCATTGCGTTCCTCCGCCTTGATGGCCCGCTCGAGGTAGGTGACGGCCTTGCGCAGGTCCCCTACGCGCTTGCTCGCGTCTCCCTTGCGCCCGAATCTGGTGAGGTACTTCCCGGCATTCCAGAGATGCGGGTTGTCGGGGAAGAGAGCATCAAGCAAGTCCCAGGACTGCAGGTCCTTCGTGTTCTCCGGCGCCCCGTTAGCGACCAACGCCTCACCCAGCCAGACATAGTGAGGCGGACCAGACACCTGAATGTCACTGAGGGTGACGCGCTCGCAGGGGCGGTGGGCGTCATCCTCACCGACCAGAACAGTTAAGCCGTAGCGCTCGAGTATCTCCCTTAAGGCGTGCAACTCACTACCACCCTCCGGCCATCCGACCAGCCACACCGAAGCGCTCGCGCCGCTGTACGGCTCGCCGAAACTGAGAGCACACACCCCATCCCAGATTACCGTGAGCGAACAATCATGCTCGAAAACGAACCATGCAGACAGAGATGAATCAACAGTGACGTGGCCTCCTTTGACGATACGGAAATCCAGGTCCCGGGGCACGTTCACGCCGGTAAGGTCCGTGCCGTCCTGTAGGCGGATGTAGTCTGCGAAATCTGCGCCATCGTCGATCGCCTCATTCAACTGATCGACGCTGTTCACGTAGTAATCCATGATGCTCCCTTTCTAGGTCCCACGCCTTGTGAGTCACCTATGGGCCACCTAGACCAATTCGGATCACAGCAAACCTCTGTCGGTAGGTATCAGACAGTAGGGCGGTCTAGGTGACTCATAGGCGGGCAGACTGTATCGACTACGCGAGGCGGCGCCGTGCGTGCGGTGCCTGCCACCTATGGCCTTAAATCTCTATGTAGTTCTCAACCATCGTGCGCAAGCTTTATTCAGCGGCTGGCCGCGTTTCTACTGCGCTATGTCCTCTAGGTGAGGATGGCCGGCCACGACACTGCGTGGCCGGCCACCCCGACTAGCTGGCTTGTGCTCGCTCGAGCGCCACCTCGAATGCGTCCCCGGCGAACCGGACTGCAACGTCATCATGCCCGCTCACGTCACCATTCGAATACACCTGAACCCGATTCCCGTCCTTGGTGGCGACCAGGCCGCCGCGAGTAAGTGGCTCACGGATGGGGTAGACGTGCCAGCCGCTTGAGCCGAGCATGCCAGCCAGCGCTGCAAGCGCCTTCGCTCGCCGTTCAGCATCGCGTAATAGGTGAGTCATCGCGTCGACACTGGTCCAGTCCTGGCTCCTCACGGCCAGATACTTGATGCCCAGTGAATCCAATGCCGTTACTTGGGCTACCGCTTCGCGGCGCCGCGCCCCCGGAATGTTCCGCACCCCCAGGTAGTGGGTCGGGTTGGCGGCCTCCCAGCTGGGCGACGCAGGCTTGCTCTCTCCCGTGGCCGCATTGAATGCTAGGCGCACGCGCTCGGCTACAGTGCTCATGTCATTAGTCCTCTCGTGCCGCGAGTGTTCAGGCGTCGGCAATGTAGAGAATGGCTGCGTCGACACTCATGTCCCCGCACACCCAGTGCTCACCACCATCGGCGTCCACACTGTAGATATCTACGAAAACGATGGGCTTATCGTCCCACGAGAGTTCGGCGGTGACGTAGGCGCGACGCTCCCCCTCCGCGTAGACGATGATGTACTGATTCGCGTTCGGCGACGTCATGACCTCGAACTCAAGTGACGCTGAATCCAGGGCGAACTCAAGGTCTTCTGCTGCGGTCTCGAGCGCGTGGGCGAGACGGTCTTCGGTGGCGATCATGGTGATACTCCTAGTTGTGCGGGTAGGTGGGTGCTGTCGTGCCCGGCGGGGGAATCGAACCCCCGCTACAACCATTCGGGCTACCTGACTGCCGTCAGGAGATCGTGTACAGGACCGCGGCGGCAATGTCACTGGGTGCCCAGCAAGTCGTTTCCATAACGGCGTCAACGTCGACAATGCGGACGGGGGACTCAGGGTCGCAGTCCTCCACCAGCGCCACATTCTCAGACTCACTGGTGGATACCTTAGTGTAGCGGTCGCCGTAGTCGAAGCGGGCCTGCCAATGGAACAACTCCACGATGGACGACCAGTCGTCCTGCTCGAAATCGGTCGCGCCGCAGAGCGCCTGCCACGCCTCCTCCGGATTCTGGTAGGCCAGCTGAGTGGACTCAAGGGCCGCCTCAAGGTCGGTCATGTCCACGCTCTCGCGGAACAGGGGGCGCTCCGTGACGGTGAACTCACTGTCGAAGTCTCCGGTGTATCCAGCGTCCCATGCCTTGCGGGCGAGAGGGAAGGTCAGGAGTGCTGCGGCCCTGTCTCCGTCGGTGATGGTGGCGGCGGACTCTTCCTCGCTGACCTCAAGGGCGACGGTCCCGACGGCGAGCCCCGCCGTGTTCTCGCTGTAGTTGATACCCCAGTCGGCGAGGTTGGCGGTGACGTCGGAGATGAAGTCGTTGGCGTTCATTGCTGTGATCCTTTCTGGTGGAGCGGTTCGCTCCGTGCTGATGGCTTAACTATACACACACCCAGACAAGGCGAGTCAAGCCGGATCGGACACCAATTCGCGTGACCTACGTTATCAAACAGGCGTTCAAACCGCACCCCACACACACATACGCGCACACCCACGCAAGCGAAAAGCCACAGGAACCAACCTGGGCGCCGTTCATGGGCCCACCCACACACGAACGCCACCCACACCCCCAAACCGCCCCAAGGAAGCTCACAGCCCCACCTGCGGGCGCGCAAAGCGGAACCCCCGGCATGCCGAAGCAAAACCGGGGGCCCTACGCGTCAATCACAGGGCACCATAGCGACTCAAGCGCCTACGCGTTGCGCGCCGCTCAACCCACACCCCACCAACAAGCCCCAACAGAGTCAGTGCACCAAACACCGCCACGACCTCAACGTCATAGTTGTCCTTGGCACCAGAATCCACAGGACCCACAACCTTGTCACCACTAGGAGAAGTCGACGTAACCACAGGCTTATCCACAACCGCGCTCGCCGCAGGCGAGTGCACAACCTCCATAGAGGCACTACTGCGTGCACCGTGGAGTCCTGCCTCATCACTGTGTCCCTTAACCGCAGGCTTAGAGCAACCCTCACTGAGGGCCTTAGCGACAGCTGGGCCGGGAATGTAGCGCTCGCCCGCAACCGTGGTGATGGTCTGAGTGCACCCCTGAGTGTTCACCTCGAGCACGTACCGGCCATCCCGCTGACAGGTCACCTCACCACGCACGTCAGCGCACGACGGCAGGTCGCCCGTCGAAGCTGGCTCAACCGAACCAACCCACAGCCATCCCGGAAACGCGACCTCACGGGCGTCACGCCACCGCAGGTAGGACACGCTCCAATCCTCCCCAACGATGAACGAACGCCCCGAACCGTTCCCCATAGACCTAGCGTCCCACAAGCACGGCCCGTACTCCTGATCCTCCGACTCACACGCAGGGGTCCCTGACACGTCAACGGGGGCGCCAGTCTCAGCGAGCACCCACCCACCAGCCGGGGCAGTGTCCTCGGCCGCATAGGCAGGCACACAACCCACCAGGCCCACAACCCCAAGCACCAAGGCCACCACCATGCGCATCGCCGCCTTGCTCATCTCATCGTTCCTTTCGGTTCGCCCCGCCGTCGGGGCCGTGTTGCTGATGACCAGAACCATACACCCACACACCGAGCTCACGTCAACCCACAACCACACAACACACAACGCGACCTACACCACCGAACACACGTACACGCAGACACCAACACCCACACACGCACACACAACTAACACACAACCAAGCAACCACACAAACACCAGCTCACACAAACACACACAACACACCCGACCAGCACAAACACCAAAAATCACGACGACGAAATAACCAGAGACCAAAAAACAAACCCCAGGCACCCCAGGGGATACCCCGGGGCGGGCCCGAATCCCACCGCTACGCGTCATGGGAAATCTGGTTGCGTGCAAGTTTGAGAAGTGAAGTTGGCCCCGCGGGGCCTGTTTTTGGCTTCGCGGGGCGCTTGGGGTGCTGTTCAGGTGGGCTGCTTCACCCATTCTCGGTACTCGTCGAGCGTCTTGACTCCCTTTTTGGTGTTGCGGGTGCGGTGGGCGAAGTCGAGGTTGTCGAGGTTGTGGGTTCCTCCTCGCGAGATGGGGGTGAGATGTTCAAGGGTGAGTGACATGGGGTGGGGTGACCTGAGGGTGTCGTCGATCCGCGTACCGCAGAGACAGCAGGTCTTGTTGCTCGCTTCCCATTTTGCGTTGATGAGCTCGCGTGTGGCATTGCCTTCGAGTTCGGCTCGCGCTCTACGCACCTTGTAGGCGGCTACCTTGTCTGGGTTGCGGATGGCCCATCGCTTAATGCTTGCGTAATGGCGCTCTTTGTGTTCTGGGTCTTCTAGCCACCTGCGCACTCGCGCGCTCTCTGATGCGCGGTTTGCTTGGCGGTAGGCTTTAGCTTGGGCTTTCGCTTGGTCGGGGTGTTGTTTTCGGCAGCGAAGTGTGCGCTGCTTGTGCAGTTCAGGGTCTTCTTGTTTGCGTCGCTCGGCGTTCTTTTCGGGGTTTTCTGCTCACCATTTGCGCATGAATTCGCGGTTGGCTTTGCGTTTGGCTTCTTTCCTGCATTCGCTGGAGCAGTACTTGGTTGCGGGGGTGTTTGGGGTGAATGGGGTGTTGCATGTTGCGCAGGTTTTGCTTGGCGTTCCTTCGCGGGGGTTCTTTCGTTGCCTGCGTCGTCTTGCTTCCGCGGCGCGGGCGCATTTCTTTGTGCAGTATGTGGCGAGCGGGTGGTGGGGTGTGAATGTTTTAGTGCATCCTGGGCACTGCTTTTGAGGCGCGTGTTGGTGTGCCCCTTTTGCTTTAAGGTACCTGGCTCTGTCTTTGCATTTTTGTGTACAGTATTTGGCGTTGGGTTGCCGGGATGTAAACTCGGTTCCGCATTGTGTGCATGTTGTGGGGTAGTGGGTGCTCATGTTACTTTACCTGGTTTGCGGCCCATTTGAGTGTGTCGTGTTGGCTGACGCGGAAGGTGGGTACTGTGTCGTAGCGGCCGTGTTTGATGTGTCCTTGCATGGCGGCGTCGTGGATGGTCTTGTAGTCGATGCCGGTGAGCGCTTCGGCTTCTCGGAGGGTGATGGCGTCTGGGGTGTGTGGGTGTACAGGTTGGCTTGCCATGTGGTATCCTTTCTGTGCAAGAACAAATTAGCTTCGTTCCTGTTCTTGTTTCTTCTGTGAGTGACCCCTGGGGTGGAATCCCGGGGGTCTCTCTTTTGGGTTTAGTTGGCGGTGTGGGTTTCACTGGTCATGACATGCTCCTTTCGGTGTGCTGCTTCCATGCGCGGTAGATGCCGAGGTGGCCTTGCTGGGGGGCCACTCCATTGCCGAGGAGGCGGCGTTTTGCTGCGTCACTGATGGGCTGGTTGGTGATGTAGCCTGTTGGGAGTCCCATGAGGTGTTCCATGACTAGGATGGTTCCTTCGCCGCACATTTGGTAGAGGCTGCGTCCGTGGCCGTTGCCGTTGTTGTGTTTGGCTTTCTGGGCTTGGAGCCAGGTTTCCCATTCTTGTGCTGTGCGTCCCCATCCCATGTCTACGACGGTGGGTGTTGGGAAGGTGGGGGTTGTTGGGGTGTAGGTTGGGGTGTTGGCAGCGGTGCGCTCTGGCCTGCCGAGCTTGTGTGCGTAGATGAATGTGCGGTCGCGGCGGTGGGGGAGTCCGGCTTCGTGGGCTTTGGCTCGTGCCCAGCTGGTGGTGTATCCGGCGTCGAAGAACTCTTGGTTGATGGTGTCGGCGTACTTTTCGGCTTGGGGGACGTTTTCTACGATGACTTCGGTGGGCTGTACGGCGCGAACGATGTTCATGCAGGTGTAGAAGAGGCTGCTGCGGGTGCCGTTGAGTCCGGCTTGTTTGCCTGCGCGTGAGAGGTCCTGGCAGGGGAAGCCGAAGGTGATGGTGTCGCTCTTGTAGTCGAGGAGGTTGGCGTCATTGACGTCATTGTGGATGGTGGCTGCTGGGTGGTGGTGTGTGAGTACTTGGCGTGCTGGCTTGTAGTTGTCGCATACGGCGTCGATGGTTTGTGGGCCGAATGCGGCTTGGATGGCGAGTTCTAGGCCGCCGTAGCCTGAGCAGAGGCTGAGGATGCTCATGGTGTGTTCCTTTCGGTTGTGCTGATGACTGGAGTGTAGACAGGGTTGGACAGGGGTGTC